TTGGTTTTACACTATGTGCCTTTACATCATCCGATTGAATGATGATACCGTCTGCTGTTTTAGTTTCTCCGAAGTGCATATTTGTAACTAAAACATCCGCATGAATTGGTCTGATCTTTCCTTTAATCATGTTCTACCTTTCTAAGTATTTTTCTTTGATCTGCTTACTATTTCTTCTTTTACTGCTCTAGGATTGCGCTTATAGTAATCTGCTAAAACTTCTTCTCTTGTTCTAACAATTTTTCCGCCCTTACCAATTTCATCGCCTCGAGCATTTACTTTAGCATTACCTACAGCAGGAAGCAATTCATTGCGTAGGTTAAGTTTTTCCATGTCAATTTCTTTTCCACGCATACTTTTAACTGTCTTACCCATTGTTTTCTCCTTTAAAGAATTCGTTTAGTGGTATATCGTATTTAATCGAGTTGATCTTATGGACCCCTAATAAGTGAAGAACGTAACTAGCCACGCTGGATCCTCTACCTACACCCCAAACTATTCCTTGTTTTCTTAGTGTATCTACTATGTATTTCATTTGTTTCAACAGCATTAGTAAGTTTCTATTTTCATATTCTTCCAGTTCTATATTAACTCTATCAACTTCTTGCTGTGTTTTACATAGATCCAATACATATTTCTTAATATCCATTTTCTTATATGAATCAGGCATGAACCAATTATTTGGATTGAGTTCCTTTTTTGGAACTGGATAATCCAAAAATTCTTTTTTAATCTTATTTGTGTATTTCGTGAGATCGTAATCTGTGACACAATCGGATAGAATATCCGGACCATGTTTTAACACTCCATTTATTAAGTCTTCGATTGTGTTTATCTTAATCGACATTAATTAATTGATCCAAATCCTTATCTTGATCATTTGTTTTAATAGGTTGCATTGCTCTTCTGCGTATCTCATCTCTATATATTGTAACAAATGTTTGGAGTTGTGTCAATAGTTCTCCCTTGCCTAAACGTGCGGCTTGGGTGTATTTTTTGCTCAATTCGGATATTCTTTCTTGTAATTGAGTGTCGTTTAATTCTTTGGGATCTTCTTGAAATGGGTGGAACATTAACTAAATTTTCCTAGGTATCTCATGAAAATTACTCCTGCACTGTGTCTCCAAACTTCTATGAATACAGGATCAGTTTCACTATCTAGTGTAATTGTTCCTGGAAAAGATGGATCCTTTTTAATTACAGTACCGCCCGATGTTATAAAACTAACGGTTGTATTAACGCTACCTGATCTGTAAAGTTCTAGTGTTACCTTCCCCATACCGATCGGTGTTATTTCTGAAGTAAAGACTGGATCTCCCGGAAAATTTAAAAAATCAACATTTATATTTGCTGCTACACGATAAATTTGATAGTTACCATTTTCATAATCAACGGTAGTTGGACTGGCTGAAACTGCGCCTGCATCAAATTTCTGTGTTCTATTGTTTTGTAGTAATGCTCTTTGAATCTTTTTAAGTTCAAAATCATTATCTACATTAACTTTAGCAGTATTATCCTGGAGACCTGTGATTTCGTCCTTAGCATTTCGTAGGCTGGTTTTGATGGTATCAAAGTTATCTCTGAAAACCTGTGTGTCATTGTCCTGTCCAGCAACAGGAAAATTTTCGTTAATGCTTAGATAGTTTATATTACTAGCCACTGTTTTTGTCTCCAATTATATTTATACATATTTATCACTTAACTACTGCAAGAATAATTATCTAGGATCTGTTTGCTGTAATATCATTCTGGAGAGATACTTCTCTCTGAGGAAATGCTAGATAAGTGTCCTGTATTTCACCCTCTATTATGTCTATAACGTATCGATCTGCAACAAAATCCAGCGTTTTAAAGTCAAAATTACTAGCCTTTATTCTTGCCATAACGCTATCTGCTCTACCAGGGTTAGCATAACATAGAACTAATGATTTTGTAAAACCTAGTTCAGCAACTCCATTTTCTTGAATACTGCGCATCCATAAAGGTAAAAACTCTCTATCTCGTAATCCTATATCTTTAATACGCTTCCTCATATTTTTGGTGCTGTTAGGAAACACCCTTTGAAGATCAGCATCACTAACAAATGGTATATCACTGTCAACTTTTATTGCATCATAACTTACCAATACCTTACTGTTAATATTATCCTTAAGTTCTACTGTAGGACTTATACTTTTTCCATTTTTTTCTAAATCATCTATGATTTCTACATAGATTACTTCATAAACTGTTTCTTGTGTATCAGTATCTTTTGCTTCTGCTTTTTTAACATCGCCTAGAGTAAATCTTTTTCTATAGTGATTTCTACTCATTGCTTGAATATACTTTACTGCTTCCTTACTTTCTATTCCTGCAAAGATTAAACTTTTAATTTCTGATTGTATTCCAAAATTATCATCACCGTATCTATAAATGTCACCCGGCGAAAAAATTGTGGCATCTGTAATGAAGTTGAACCATGATAATCTCTTGGACTTCTCCTGAAATGCTTTAGCATATAAATTTGCGAATGTTGCAGTATTTTCGGAAATTACTGTAATCTTAAATTCTTTTAATGATTCTGCAAAGTTTGCTCCATCTCTAGCACGAATTGTAAAATAAAACTCTTTATCGAAACTAGTTGTTTCTGAATCAAATGTATTAGTGAAAGATCTTGAACCAGTAGAATCAATCAAACTTGAATCCCGTTCAAAGAACCTTGTTAAACCATCATTATCGGAATCAGCAAACTGTCTAACTTTTCCCTGTATAACGCCTGTTGGTAAGAAACTTAAACCTGGAGGTAATTCACCTTCTACTAAATCATAAATGACCCTGCCACCGTATAATAAACTTTTTGCTTCAACAAATAATTTGCTAGGTTGATTGGGTTTAATACTTCCCCTATCCATATCGCTGACCCATTCTATGGCACTTTCAATTTCGCCTATTATGTCAATAGTAAATGTTTTATCAACTGTGCTAACTCCTAGTTCCCATACTGATGTATCTTGGTTTGGTATAACATTTTGATGTATCTGTTTAGATACATAGATGAAACCTTCGAATCTAACCGCTTCATTGATTTGATAAATTCTAGTTGAATTCCAATCTCCGACTAGGGTATAATCTGCTTCGGCAAGTGTAATTGGAAAATTTACGGCCTTTAGAGTAAATTTATATGTTTTAGTAACTGCTGCCTGATAAGGAACACGACCTGCTAGTTCTCCTGTTTTAGTATCAAGTTCTAGTCCCGGCGGAAACGTGCTGTCTGTGCCATCAGGATTTCTATCAACATAAAAATAACTAAGTGTTCCTGAAAGTGTTGGAGGATCATACACGTCTAAGAAAATCGTAAGATAATTGTTCGCTCTCCATCTACCTAGATAAGAATCAGTAAGCCATAACGGTGTTCGATCTCTGGAACTATCTGCTTGGAATAAGTTTGTATCTACTTGTAATAGTGTGTTGTCCGCTTGTAGAAACTCTTCGGTCACAACATAAATTTTAAAAATTCTATTTACTGCATTGACGCCATCAGTTACAGCAATGCCGAAAGTGTATATTCTGCTCAGTTTCTGTGGTGTTCTTCCTTGCTCTCCGTAATCAAATGTTTGGTTATCATAAAAATATGTGTCAAAACCAGTTGAATTATTTTTTGCCACATCCAGTGGAACAGTGTCAAATGAATGTGTATCATATGCTCCTGTTGGGTTGGCATCGTAGTCTAGTGCTAGAACAGGTTCTGTAAATCCTGTTATTCTTCCAGTCTTGGATATTGTTAAACCGGGAGGTAATTTTCCACTGTTAGGAACCAAATAATATTCAAGAGTATCACCAGCAACTACATCAGTGTCCGTGGCCGATAATTGAAAATCCACTTTTGAATCGTCAAGAACAAAATATGCTTCTCCTGGACCAACATTTAAAAATCCTTCTTCGGTAATCCATTCTGGAAAATCTGCTCCATCGACAGATAGTTTAAATGTTCTATCCTTTTCGTCTTCTCCATCAAATGCTCTAATCACAAAACGTGATTCTGTAAATTTTGTAACCTCTACTGGGGTGCCTTTAATTTGATTATCTTTTAAAAAAAGACCTTGGGGAAGCGATCCTGCAATGACAGAATAGGTAATTGTGTTACTAGTATCAGTGGTTGCCGAGACAGGAATATTTACGGTAATTCTTTCTTCAAGAACTCCAAGGTCTCCTGCTGGCGTTGTCCAAGTTACTGCCATTGGTTACCTCCGTTAAGTAATGCTACCACAGTCCAAATTCAAATCTGAATCGAGTGTTAATGTTCCAAAGTCAGCGTTGGACATTTGCATTGATAACTGTATAGCATTTTCATATGATCCATTAATAGTTCCAAAATCATATGTTGTTAGATATTCAGTTACCGGCACAACATTTTTAAATCTTACAGTGCTTCCTATAGCAGTTACTTCAATGTCCTTTATTCCTGTTTCGGAAGCAGGAGCACTAGCACCTTCTAGTGTTATCTGTTGGTGTGTATTTGCATAAACGCTTCCGCTATCAGTATCAAATCTAATGAATGCATCAGGAGCGGTATTTGTTATTTCAATGTTGTCTGCATTGTCAGTTAATACTATTTTAGTACCAGCAACAAGTCTTTTAAATTGTAAATCTGATCCTGTTTTCTGTTTGAATATTCCTGCACCAACACTGCCTGCATTGGTTACCGTTACCGTTAGTTCGTCATTAAGGTCTGCAAAGTTAGCATTAACTTTTTCAAATGCGGTTCTTAGATCGTCACCAGTACCGTCATTTACCAAGTTACCTATATTAATTGTCTGTAAAGTTGCCATTTTGCTTCCTATATCTATATTTAGTGGAGATCAGCCCACCCTGCTGTGCTGTCATTGTTCGCATCCGCAGCATATCCTTGAAATTTTCCTGTTGTTGTATTATAAACCATCATTCCAAAAACTGGTGTAAGTGCATCTATCTGGGCCTGTGTTAACTGAGGAGGCCCAACATATAACTCATCAAAGTTTTGGTTAATCTTATTAAACGCAGTGCGTAGAGTATCCCCTGTTCTGTCGTTTGCGGAAGTTCCGATATTTACGGTTAATTTACTCATCTTACGCTCCCGTTCCAGCATTTAATGTTTTGATCAACGTGGCCAATCTATCCAGCGCCTCGC